CTCGCCGTGCTCAACGATGCAGGTCGGCTCATCAAAGCCGCTCGCGTGCAGAGCGCGCCGAATCGCGCGGCCAGTTTCCTCCGCGCTGTAATCGGGATACCTGTTCCAGCCGTCGCCGGAGATTGCCGGTAGATCGACCCACACGTTGAATCGATGTCGAACCATTAGACCACTCATTTGTACGGTACCTCCATTAACATGAAAAGACGAGTTTCCCCTGTTCTTTCTTATATACGCTGCTTACACCTATTAAGGAGATGCAAGAAATTAACGAGTGTAAGCTAGTAAATCACGATCGATCCATTGATGTCAAGTACAGAAAGATGGGTTCGACTTACACATGTTCACTTTGACAGCATTCTGCACTCAAGCGGTGCACTCTTGGTGCAACTGCCCGCTTTACTTACACTTTGCTGTTTGTTCGCTTTTAAGTCTACGTGCCGCCTCTCGTAGACGCGCGCCTACGCTTAATAGAGTGCCAGTAGGGACCGTAGTAGGGACCGCCGTAGGGGTCGCCGACGGGGTCGCACACTTGCTACAACACCAGTCACGGTGGTACCCCTCGCAGTTGCACTCCTGCCCGCACAACGCACACACGTGTGATTTGTCAATTTCAGTCTCTCTACGACGCATGCTACCCTTCGTAATGTTTCTACGACGATCTAATTAATGCCTCTACGACACTCTACGACAATGCCTCTACGACAGATTGAATGTGTTCACGCGCGAGAGTTCGACATACAAGGTGTCGGGCGTAGCTCGCCATTCTTGCCAACGGTAGCTTAGGTTCGTGATAACGAGTCTCAATATCACCATTCGACCGCCTTTCTTATAATCGGACACCGTGTACCACGAAACAGCACACAAGCGGGACGCGGGACGCCGGAACGCTCGATTGTCGGCTGTTTCTGTGTGGCATTGCCTGTGCACTATGCATCGTTGGAGCGTAAACCATGGGACGAGTACGGTTTGTATGGTGGAAGATTAAGATGTGGTACCGGGCTAGGTTTACACCTTACTAAATAGTCAACGGAGTTCGCTGTTTTGGGTAACTTCAAACCATATCACGTGTGACAAGGATTGTCAAGCTATGCCTTATTTTGTTCATCTGAAAAGCGAAGAACTAACACCCGATGGTCTTGCCTGTACGTTTGCCTGTACGTTTACCGACCGCGCGATCGCTCACAAGTATGCGACTGACCTAACCCTCATGCAAGGTGTCGCGTGGATGGTCTCGTTTCGTGTGTCGGCCGAAGAGATAAACGACTGGCACAATCGAGAAGCTTCCCGGTTCGACGACGGGGATTATCTGAACGTTCCGTGGAACGGTGTTGACGTTCAGCGAAGCGAACTGTACACACATTTCGTCCACCTAAGTACCGTTCATCCGGGTATGGTGGCCTACACGCCGTCAGACGAACACGGTGTACAAGACAGACAAGTACGACTCAAGCCGGGAAAGTACCTCGCAGAGTTTTACGAGGCACCCGGGTATATGACCCATTCACAAGTTCAGTCGTACGTCACACAATGTCAAATTGTCGGGGACAACCAACATCTGTCATTTGCTCAGACGCCAGAGGACATCGTTAGAGTGTACGAGGGAGCCGACCCTGCGCCACTTTCATGTATGGTACGTCAACAAAACTTTCTGCGGACTCGCGACAGACACCCGTGTGAAGTGTACGGTAATTCAGACCTTGCAGTTGCGTACTACGGTCCGATTGACGCGGTTGAGGCTCGCGCGATTGTGTGGCCGGACAAACACCGTTATTCGCGGGTGTACGGGACTCGCAACGGTGGACACGTGGGAACGAATGGCGAACGACTGAAACGACTGTTAACGGACGCCGGGTACTCTTCAGGGTCAATTGACGGTGCAAAAATACGACATATCGATTACAACGGGTCGTATCTCATGCCGTACATTGACAACGTCGACTACGCGGAAGACATGGAGGACGGATTTATCCGACTTGGTGAGGGTCGTCTCAGCACATCCGAAACATGCGGGTACGTATCGGGCGAACGCGACGACCCGGACGACGAAGACGACGAAGACGACAGAGACATGAGACGATGCGAGCATTGCAACGACTCATACGATGGTAATGCAGAAGGCGAGGAGTCCGGGTATTGCCAGTCGTGTTATGACAGTCATTGGATATGTGAACATTGCGACAACGAACAATTCGACCAAGACTCGCATCGTGTAAATCGTGAAACGTGGTGCGACGACTGTTACACTGACGCAATGAAAGAATGCGCCAATGATGATTGCTCGCACATGTGGATTGAAGTCGTAGAGTTTTCACCTGAAGAGACGACTGTACGTACCGCACGAGAAATTGCCGACCTGTGCCCGTCCTGCGCCGCGAAGTACGTGTGGTGCGACTCCTGCGAAGTGTCGTACGATACGCAAGTTTGCCCCGAGTGCGAGCGTTCGCCGCGATGCGACCGTACGGCCGACCTTTTAACAGTACGACAATCGAACATGTTTAGACTTGAGGTACTAGACTCTGAACCGAATTCAGGTTGGACCGGATGTTGTTTTTCTACAAATGGGTATGGTAGGGCAACAGATGTAGGTGCGATGAATTATATGATTGAATTGCGTGAACACGCACAATTGAACCATCCGACTGCACAGTACCGTATCACTCCAATTGAGGTAATCACTAATGTCGCTACCCTTTAACCATTCCGTTCTCCTCGACATGCTCACCTACTGCCGTCCGGCCGGCAGTGACACTGAATCGTACTTCACTGCGAAGTACATCGCGACACTACCCGGAGCGACACAAGACAGACATGGGAACTGGCACGTGCACGTCGACGATAGTCCAGTCTTATGGTCCAGCCATACAGACACCGTTCACCGTCGGGATGGCCGTCAGACACTACACTTTGATAGTACTGCCGTCTGTCTCTCCCGCCGTTCACGGAAACGTTCAGATTGTCTCGGCGCTGACGATACCGCCGGTGTCTTCCTGATGTGGTCCATGGTTCACGCTGGCGTCCCCGGGCACTACGTTTTCCATTACGGCGAAGAGATAGGCGGGCAAGGGTCGTCCGCACTGTCGTACGACTGGCCGGCTGAACTGTCACACATTCGGTTCGCGATAGCGCTAGACAGACGTGGAACGACGGACGTCATTACGCATCAGGGAATGCGGCGTACGTGCTCTGATGCGTTCGCGGAGTCCCTTGCGGCTGGACTCGACATGTCGTACGCGCCGTCGTCACACGGTATCTACACGGATACGTACGAGTACGCCGATACCATCCCGGAGTGCACGAACCTATCGGTCGGATATGAACGCGAGCATAGCGACCGTGAGTACCTTGACCTTGGGCACATCCAGTCGTTGCTTGTCGCGCTGTGTGCGCTCGACCAGACGACCCTTGTCGAGTCCCGCATTCCATCGCCCGACATCTGGCCAGTCAAAATGTCATCATCGTCTTTCGAATGGTCATACGGGACAGTCCTCACGTGCGAGTATTGTTGCCAGGCGTACTACGCGGATGAGTCTGAGGCCTCCGACCGTGAGACATTCTGTGGGGAAGACTGCGAGTCACAGTACTTGACCGAAAACCGGTATCGCCAGATGTACTTGTCTGACGAGTACCGCGATGTTCAGCTTGCGCTCCGGAAACCGACAGTGAGGACAATCCAATGAACCGTTCAGTCTTCCAACGTCGACATTACCAGGCCGTGGCCGCTATCTTGGCGCGTTCACTGCCGGCCGCAACGTCTGATTTGTTCACGATTGGACTCCTCCATGCGCTCCGGGACTCCTTCGCGGACATGTTCGCGGCCGACAATCCGAGGTTCAGTCGGATTCGTTTTGAAGATGCCTGTACCCGTGTACCGTAATATGGTACAGTCGTACCAAAAGAGCACACAATCGGACGGTCGAATTGACGGAAACGCTGGGGTTTGGTGTGGCAAGGGACGTGCATTAGTGATTGTCATCATGAAAATCAGCACATTCACCGGCCGGTCGAGGGAAGACGAACTGATAGGAGACAGTACTGTGACATTCCAAGCCTCAAACGTTCTCGCAATCCTCTCTATCCGCGAAGCGACCGACGAAGACATCGCCCGCGAGCTCGACATGCCAGAAGCGTCCGTCCGGCGTTCGGTAACTGAACTCGTCAAAGCCGGGTATCGGATTGTCCGACCTGGCAAGGGGCAAGGAAGCTGGACCGACCGTTGCTATCGTTTGCTGTAACAGGAAGTGTAACAGGAAGTGTCACATGAAGACTTACACCGTCGTCGCATTCGTCCTCATCTACCTCGGACTCACCGTCGGGACCTGGTTCACATTCTTGTCGGGTATCGTGACACGACTGAGGTAAGGACCATGGCGAAACATCCATTTACCGTCGATTGTGCCTGTAAACGTTGCGCGCGTGAACGTGTACGGCGTCTCCAGCAATCTATCATCAGTGGGTACTTGAACACGTGTTGGAATGAGCCTTTCGAGCCAGCGACCGTATTATGGCGACGGTACTACACCGAAAGGAAGTGTAATGCCATTCGTGTTGCTTGAACGCCTCCCGCCGTACGCGCTGACGGCCTTTGTTTGGATTGTGTTCGTGCTTGAAGTGATAGAGGAACTCATCTGACAGAATCGTAACTCGTTTCCGGAGGACAGTACAAATGCACATCATCAAAATCGGTGACGCGTACGTGACAGCGACCGGCGGATTGTCGGTCCGACAGTCGGATGCGCTGAGGGTCGATATCCCGACTGCAGGCGGATATCTGGTTCCGCGATTCGTCAAGCTTCGCAATGCTCGTCTGACGCCGAACCAGGCGTCGATGATTGATGGTTCGCCCGACCCGTTGACAGACCCGAGGTTCTACCCGACATCGGTTGATGACGACATCGACCCTAGTGGCCCAATCTAATCGCCCGCCAATTCAACGTAGACACGGACAAAGCACCCAGGACATCAAACTGGGTGTTTCGCTTGTACGACTGGCAGTTAAACCCTTCCTCGTGATGCGTACAGTACCCACGTGGGTACTTAGGACAGTACAGGCGTCCGTTGTCTCGCGTCCAGCCCTTCAGTCGTACGTACAGTCCGTCGGTCAATCGCCAGTAGTGCCCTAAAGCCCGCCGTATGGTGCCCCGAGCGCAGTCGAGCCCCGCCTGAACCGTCTTCGCGCTCGCACGACTGTCATCAAGACTAGACTTCAGACACTGTACTTGTACAAGTACAAGTTGTACGTACATTGTACGTACTGAATTCAGGACGGGTCACTGTCCACTTCCAGTTATACAGGTCCCGGCGGCACGGCTCGCGGCGGGCAAATCGAGGGGAGAGGCGCGGTCTTCGAGCGAAAATTTTCACCAGGACGCGTACAGTCACACGATTGCACTGAATTGCACATTGAACGATCACCTTTCGCTAAACCTTCACTTACACTTTTCAAAAATTAATTAGTGTAAGTCTTGCACCATGATAGGGCGTGAAAGGATCGGCACTGTGCAAAACTGTGCCAAATAATGAGTGTAAGTAAAAGTACTCGTCTTTCTGTACGGTAGGCCAATGGATCGATCGTGATTTTCTAGTACTTACACTAATTATGAAGTTGCATCTCGAAAATAGGTGTAAGTGGTGTACTATATAAGTACTAGGACAGGATGAAACTAGTGTAAGTGACTGGACGGTGGGCGCCGACAGTACCCCAAGTAGTACTGTACGCCGCCTAGCGGATGATGTCGGGCGAATCCTAGCGGGTAGTGTCGGAAGGTGGGATGAGTGGCGTGTCGGTTTCTGTGATGGAGTCTCGCCAGTGTTTTTCGTCGTCGCAGCGTTCGCAGCCGTACACGAACCCGCTTGTGAACAGCCAGGTCCGGTACGGGTGCCGATGCTTCACGCACCAGGCCCAACGTCGTGCATGGTGTTTGATGGCTTCTGGACTGCCCCAGCCGTAGATGTCTTCGACGGATTCAGTCATACCACCCCTGTCGTCGCCGCAACGCCCGTGTAGCGCGTTTTGATGTACCGGTTGAAGTAGGTCCCCTTGGACGGCGCCGAATGGAAGGACTGCCACGTGGAGGCCGGCACGCCGCCGAACCGGTAGGACTTGCCACGGGCGAAGGTGACGGTCAGGGTCTGGGAGACCGGCTCGTACGTCGCTTCGGCGATGTCACTGGACGTGGGAGATTTGAAGTGGTGGGATGGCATGTGGTTCCCGTCGGTGTCCCGAATGGTACTGTACGGCGACTGAACGTCAGTCGTCGTCGTCTTCGATTTTCTCGATGTACGCCGACAGGTCCTTCCCGTTCTCGATGATGACGACACTCGCGTCTTGGTCTTCGATCAGGAATGACGTCGACTTGATAGTGTACCGCCCTTCCCGCCAGGTGAACTCAATCGCCGTTGCGTCGATCTCCCGTTCGGTCATGACGTCACTCTGTCGGCCGTTTCTTCGGTCCCATCGCCCCGATCCCAGCCCGTGACGCCCGCAGTTGCATGTCGGACATGTGCTGCCACTTGGGCGCCGGTAGCTGCTCGCTTCTAGACGGTGTCGCTAGTTTCCTCAGTATCCGTTCCAGTTGCGCCGCCAGGAATTCATCAAATCCCTCGTCATAACCCCAATCGTGAGACATGTGGCATTCTGCTTGCAATAGCCATGCCACCCGTAGTACAGTCAATCGGAGACGACTCGGCCCCATGTCCACTGACCCGTCTGTCGCGGCGCCATCCTCCCGCCGAATCCCATTCAGCACGTCGAAGCTGCTCAAGGCGCTCGATGCGCCCGGCTCGACGCATATCCGAATGGTCGACGACGATCAGTCCATCGCCGGGCCGGCTCCACTTGTACCTGCCCCAGATCTGCGCCGAGGACTTCGAAAGCCGCGTGTTCGTACGCCAAAACCACCCCAAGACCAGAAGGTCTACAAAGTCGCGATGGGGTGTATCGCGTTGCGTGCACAAGGGATGAAAGGGCAGGCCGTTGCCGATATGCTTGGCGTGAAGTACGACACGATGAAGTCGTACTTACAGCGTGCGACGGCGCGTGGGTGGTTGAACCTGTCGTCGTTCAACGACCATGAGGACAAAGTCGAGTACGTACTTGCCGACAAGGCGATTCGCAATGCGAACGAACTCCTGGACGAGCGCGACAAGGACATGACGATTGAGACGTTGAAAGGGACAGGGATTTTCAAGCAACACCAGGCCGTGAAGATGGAAAACACAACCAATGTCGGGTTGGCGTTGAAAGTCCAAGTCGAGATGCCGACATTCAGTGGGCCAGTCCCGGTCGTTCGGCCGGGCAGCGTCGGAGGTACCGCCGGTGTCCAGATCCCCGTCGATGCGGAAATCATTGAGACGAAATAATGCTCACCCTGATTGGACTGTACCTGTCGTTGTTGTTTCACGGGCAAACGTATGTCCATACCGTTGACCGTGTCTCATCGTCAGTCACGCATATTATTGGTGTGACCGATGAAGGTCAACATGGGATGTGTACAGGTTTTGTCATTGCCAAGCACCGTGAGTTAACGGCCGCGCATTGTGCCGGAACAGACATGACGGCAGACGGTCTTGTTGCGACGGTCTTGAAAACTGATAAGTACGTTGATCTTGCACTTCTTGAAGTTGGAACTGAAAAGCCGGCATTGTCTTTTCGAGACATCCCTATCGCACGATTTGAGCCACTGACGGCCATTGGGTATGCGTGGGGATGGAAGTACTTGACAGTGCTTGGCGTTCGCGCACTCCTGATAGACGTGCAGCCGAATGTGTCAATGGCGCCTGGATTATTCGCTCAACCAGGATATATTGCTGGGATGTCGGGCGGGCCTGTGACGGACATTGATGGACATGTCGTCGGTATTATCCAACAAACAAACGAAGGTGTCGGGTTTGGTGTGACAGTCCCGCTCATCAAGGCGTTCTTACTCGGAACTTGAATTGGCAAAACGCCTACCTCCCCAAATAGGGCTTGAAGCAAATAAGCCACTCATTTACAGCCCGTACCAACAAGAATTTCTCAAGGCGTTGTCGGCTCGCTACGCCCCTTGTTGCAATAAAATCGGGTTCTGTGGGGCGGACGGTCTCTTCCGTTGTCCGGCGTGCGGTCGGGAATGTACGGCGACTGCGCCAAGAGTCTACCGTCGGCTCGGATGTTTCGCTGGCCGACGTGGCGGCAAGTCTGTCGTTGGGGCGTGGGGCGCCCGTGCGGAGATGCAGGTCCCGAACACACTCGGGTGGGTCTGCGGGCCGACGTATGAAAAGTTGCACGACGCAACGATGCCAACTTTACTTAAGTTGATACCGGTCGAGTGGTGTAAGCACTGGGATGCCGAACACTTGATGCTCACGCTTGTGAATGGGTCGCAAGTCGCGTTCCGGTCCCTCGACGATCCCGACCGTGCCCATTCCGGTGTCGGTCTGCATTGGGCGTGGTTCGACGAAGCGGCGTTCATCGCGGAAGAGGCGTGGGATTATTTCGAACCGTCATTGACCGACTTCGCAGGGGCCGCATTCTTCACGTCTTCAGTTGACGGATTTGATTGGACGTACGAACGGATTGAAAAGAAAGCACTGATTGAACATCGGCCTGGCTACTGGGCAGCGAAGTGGAGGACGATCGATAACCCGTACATGGCGATGTACCGGGGGGCAGAAATTGCGGACGCGAAAGCGTCTCTCCCGCCCCAAGTGTACCGCCAGGAGTATGAAGGTGAGCGAGAAAACTTCACCGGGAGCATCTACGCGGAGTACATCACCGACGCCTATCTACCCGACGTTGAGTCTGTACAAGTGTACCTTCCAGAATGGCCTGGGATCGACCCGAACCGACGTGTTCTTATTGGGCTTGACTCCGGGGCAGACCACCCATTCGGTGGTGTGGCATTGGTCGTCACTGAAAAAGGGATCATCGCCGTCCGAGACTATCTCGAACGACAGCGAGCCTTCAGCGCTCATCTGATGGCGATCAAACTCCAGTTCCCGATTGGCGGGACGGAGGTCCTGTGGTGCGCGAACAAGAACGAAGCGCAACTACGACTGGAATTTAATGCGCATGGAATTTTAGTTGCGCCGTCTGAGAACGACCAGATGGCGGGCGTGCAACGTGTGCTGTCGTGGCTCTATACAGGTCAATTGAAGTTCGCGTACACGTGTAGCCGGACGTTCGAGCAGATGAAGAAATTGCGATTCGCGGTCAACGAGACGGGCGACAAGCAGAAAAAGGCTGAGAAGGTTTTCAAGTTCGAGGACGAACTTCCCGATTGTGTGCGATATGCGTTGATGACGTGGCCATGTCTGCCGAAACCTGTGACGCCGACACTTGGGCGGGATATCACCAAACTTGACCCACGTACCGTCTGGGAACTCGAAAAGATCAAGACGTTCGATAATCGAGATAACGAGAGGAATCTGACGCCGGCTGACAAAGATTATCCGCTTGGGGATTTCTGGGGGAATGAAACAGTCGCGACGGATGTATTGAATTCGGGTGGCGGATTTTACGACTGACAGGAGGAGGGTACTGTCATGTGGGTGAGCAAACGAGAATTCGACAAACTTGTCAAGTCAGAGGAGAGTAAGTGGGGGTTGTTTTTGACTGAGCGTGAACGAACAACTGCGCTTGGGGTCGATGTCGAACACTTGAAGAATCAAAAAGCCAAAGATGATATGACGATCGACTGGATGCGACATCAAGTGAATGCGCTTTCGAAGCAGAACTCAATCCTGATGGCGAAAGTTGCGGGCGTACATTTCCCGGTGCCCGAAATAGTTCCGACACGACCTGGAACTCTTACTATGCCAGACTATTCGTCGATGCCCTCGTTTGAGGATGTGGGTGACGATGAGGCGGTACGACTCGGACTTCAGCATACAGTCGACGGGCAACTGGAATTCACCAAGTAGGATTACATGGCGAACGGTTTCACGCAAGACGGCAACGGCGTAATGGTGCCGCAGAATACGGCGACGGCGGGAACCGGCACGTCTCCACGCCCGACGTCTCCTCCACCGGGTGGCGGGCTCGACATGCTCCGGCCGGATGCAGCGGCGACTGGACCGGGGCAATACACCGATCAGCAACTCTTGAACATGTGGAAGCGCTGGAAAAAGGAGTCCTTCGACCAACGGTGGATTTTCGAACGCCAGTGGATGCGCGACATTTGGTACATTCTTAACCGACAGTGGATTTACTATGACAGTAAGAGGGGTCAGTGGCAGGATAAGCGTTTGGCGAAGTGGATTCCACGTCCAGTCACCAACATCTTAACCACAGGCGTCGACTCTATCCGTGCATCGTTCGCCTCTATCGAGTACGGTGCCAACGCCCGCCCACTTGGAGAAGACAACAATTCGGTCGTGACGGCAGCGGTCGCTGACGACTACGCGCCCATCCTCCACCGCACCCATGATATGCCGCATGTCCTTGGGGAGGCGGATTTTTGGATGCTCGTAACCGGGAATACCTGGTTGCACACGTACGTCGACTACGACCGTAAGAACGGGATGTTAACGATCAATTCCGAGACGTGCACCCAATGCCAGGTCACATCTACTGAAGTCGACATCGCGAACAATCAGCAGAAGTGCCCGGCGTGTAATGGGACATCATTCATGCCGGCGACGAACCCAGATGGGTCGCCAATCCAAACACAGGAACCATTGCCGGCCGGCACCACGACTGCACTCTCTCCGTTTGAAATTGCGTTCCCGATCAACTACGAACGGTACTCCCTCGCGCCGTACACCATCCGGATGCGGTGGCGTGACCGGACGTACTACGAGCAGAACGAGGAACTCGCACAGTACGCGAAGACACTGCTGTTCTCAAAGACGCCCCAAGAACGGACGATGCAGATCTTCAAGACATTGCCGTTTCAGGGTGACATCGGAATCACGCCGCCGTACTTCGCGTCCGGTGGCGCGAACGTCGATTCGGAAGGGATTGTCGAGTATGACATCTGGATCAAACCGTGCGCTGACTTCCCGGATGGGCAGGTCATACGCATCGCGGGGGATTCGGCGCCGACGGTCATTCATTCGGATAAAGAAAAGCTACCAGGTCCCCTTCCGTATCATACGTCTGATGGCAATCCGCTGTTTCCATTTCACCACGCGCGATATCGGCAAATTGGCGGGCGCTCAATCGGGTCGTCCCTTATTGATCCCGCTATCCAGAAACAAGACCAACTGAATCAGATCGATTCCCATATCCTGATGGTTATCGGTCGAATGGCGAACCCGATCTGGCTGGAGCCGAAAGGAGCCGAAGTTGAAAAATTTACTGGTGAGCCTGGTCTTGTGGTTAAGTGGAATCCTCTTGTCGCTGGTGGCAATGCAAAGCCTGAGCGAATTCCTGGGCAGGAGATTGGACAGTCTATTTTCGAGTACCGTTCCCTTATCAAGAATGAGGCCCAAGAGTTAATGGGCACGTACGACATCATGCAAGGCCAGAAACCGTCGGGTACCGAAGCCTATGCCGCGATGTCGTTCCTTTACGAACGTGCGACTGGGCGCCACGCATCAGCGTTCAAAGAACGCGGGGAAATGTACAAGGGATGGTTCAGTGACGCCCTTGAAATAGAACGCGAATTCGGCCCCGACAAACGCATTCAAGCCGTGATGCAGCCAACCCGAGGGTGGGCCTTTGAGACATTCAAGAAATCGGATCTGTCGGGTTCGATCGAAATCATCATTGAGGATGGCACACTCGCTCCTAAGACATCGCTTGGCGAACGTGCGTCGATTGATCACCTCGCGCAACTTGGACTTATCGATCCTGCCGACCCCGACCAGAAGATAGCGATTTTCCAGAAGTTTGGTCAAACTCGACTGCTCCCGTCCATCGACGCGCAAGTCCAAGAGGCGTGGATGAACATGGATAAGTTCGAGAAATTTCTTGCCGACCCGATGGCGATTCAACAGGCGCAGCAACAGGCGGCGGTGCAGCATGCGCAAGACGCTGCTCAAGGCAAACCTCTTTCTCCGGTTGGTCCACTGGTGTATCGACGTTGGTATAACGGTCAGATACACCGAAACGAACTCATTAAGTGGTGTTTATCGGATCGCGGCCGTGCTGTCTTCGATAAGTCTCCAGCCGCACTGCAAATGGTCGACGTTTACTTGATGCAGATCGACACTGCCATTGCGCAGGCGCAGATGGGGATACTGGACGCGGGTGGGGTCATGATTAACACCCAGACGGCGGTCCCCGGGCAAGGTGCGCCACATGGCGCGAATGCACAGCCAGCTGGCGGGCCGCCACCGCCGGGCAATGCTCCACAACAGCAGGGCAGCCAAGGCCGGGCGCAACAGATGGGGAACTCGAACCAGAATGCAGCCGGTGCGGGGCCGACATCGTCTGGGCCGGCAGGGACTGGACAGCGGCCGAGTGCGGTCACCATGGCGCAACAAGGTCGGGCGATGTCGTATCTGAATCCTAAGGGCGGGATGCAGTGACGTTACAGTTACAGGCCGGCGACATCATGCTGTATCGCCCGGTTGGGTTGTTTGGGCAAGTCATATCTATTAAAACGTGGCATGAAATCGCACATGTGGAAATTTATGATGGGCCTTACCTACACAACCCGATGCTTCCAGCGGGGCAGGACCAATACTTGTTCGGCGCACCTATGAGTCTCGCTAGTCGGGACAAGATTGGAGTGGGGCGGTACCTGACACGAATGTCTAAACTACGCTACGTGCTTCGGACAAAGCGGACGCTTGACCTGTTTGCGGCGCGGGAATGGTTCAAGACGGTCGATGGGCAACCGTACGGCTGGGAGGATCTCCTTTATTTTGCTGGACTTACGGTGTTTACCCAAACAGGGATGGTGTGTTCACCGTTCGCCGCGAAGTACCTGCAAATGGCGGGGTGGAAGATTTTCCCGACTGACCCGGTTGAGAAAATCGCGCCGTTTCAATTCTTAGACTTGGTGGGAGACGAGTGCAGTATTGTGTACGATATACCGATTTGACTTGTATGCAAGGACTGTACCACGTAAAATGACAGCAGCGCAGTAAACGCCAATCACGGGGAACTAACCCCGACAACAAAGGTTGATTATGGCAGACGGACCGACGGACGGCGGGCAAGGAACAGGACAAGGACAGGGACAGGGCGGGGGTAGTGTTGCCCAAAGTGGACAACAGCCCGCTACAGGCACCGGGACGGCTGGAACAGGCAGCGGCGGGACAGGCGCAGGCGGAACGCAAGCGGGAACCGGCCCG